AATTATCTTGATTTGTTCTTTGCCCATGCTGTCAGTAAAGGCCAGTGCAGTTCTCCCAACATCCTCAAGAGTTGCCCCCATCGCCTTTGCATTTCTATTCGTTAGCTCAACAGCCTTAATACCAAACGTCTTTAATGTCTCAAATTCTCCTGTTTGGGCATTAGCAAGAGCAAGTACCGCAAGCTCTATGTCTTTCCCCATTGCCGAGGCTGTATCACCCAGCGTTGTCATTACCTTTGTCGGCTCAATGCCATATGCTGTCAATTTGACAAAGGCTTCTGTCAGTTTATCAATTGTATAGGGTGTTTTCTTTGCCATCTCTCTGAGCCACCCCATTGCCTTTGTCGCTTTCTCTTGAGAACCCATGATAACTTTCAGCGTTGCGTTATAGGTCTCAAACTGCGCCCCAGTACTGACAATTGATTTAGCTAATGCAATAAACCCCACCGCCGCCGCAGTAGTGGCAAAAGCTATTGCCTTCGCTACAGTCTTGATTTTTCCTAAAAGAAAACCAAAGGTTTTACTGATTCCTTTGAGTGATCTTTTAGCAACTTTTCTAAGTTTGACAAAACTTTTTTGCAGACGTCTTACAGATTTTGTAGCCTTATCGTTGACTTTGAGCAGGATTTCAATTGTCCGATTTGATAAGGCCATCTATATGCTCCATTGCAAGAACTAATTTGCTTGGCTGTTCACCCCAACTTCCTTTGTTGGGAAACAACCCCTGTTTCCAGAATCCATACGCCCGAATGTAATCCTCAGTGCCAGCCGACAGGATCACCGGACACCTTGTCACATACCCTTTTACATCTTTTGCAACAATCGGGGCTATTGCCTTCTCCTGACAGCCCCGAACATCCTTACTCCGATCACTGCATTTGGCGCAATCCCACAGGAGATATGCTTGCAGAATTGCGCCCGTTATTTTTTTTCATCTTCACCGGAGAATCCATTCAGATCGAGAGCAAGGTTTCCAAGCTCTTCCACAACACCAATATGTGATAACTTCGTCATTGTTTTATCGGATACCCGACCATGCTCAAACTTTAACTCAAACGGGGCGTTTTCAATCTTCCTGAGCGATAAGCGCAAGGTGTCTGTGATCAATCCAAACAAATGTGTCTTGATCTCTTGCCCACTGTCCCCCATTCCAAAAGTTATATGCCGGTCTTTAATCTCGCTGAATTTGAGATAGCTGATCGTACCTAGTGTGAACCATGTTGGCTCTTCATCACCGATCAATACAAGATGCTTTTTATCGTATGCTTCTGCATACGCATCAAAATCTGATGAATCATCTATTGCAGGATCATTGCTGACCGCAATTCGGATAGTATCGTTCCGGTCAACCGCCTTAAACATTAAGTAACCGCGCCTTGTGTCGTTGAACCATTGCCTTGTCCAGAAAAGGAAAATCCAATCACTCCATCTGCTACGCCCTCAAGAGCAACATTCCCCAAAACGACTTCACCAGTGTATTTTTTATCACCAGCAGTATCCCCCTCAACCCGCAATTCAATATCATATTTACTATCACCGGATATAATATCGGTGATAATGTTGTCCTGATATGCGTCATTTGGATCGTGAAATCCCGTTCCATCCACATTCCAGCTTTTGTTCGTCGCTGTTGTTGTCACCCACGCGCTCCCGAAAGCATTATGTTGTTCTGTGTTCTGCTCGATGGTTAAAGTAAAGCCAGTAATCTCACCAACCATATTTCCACTGCCATCACGCAATGATCCTTCATACCCTTGTACAACTGTCATGTTAATCTCCTGTTTTTAAGGTGTACCTCGTTCAAAAGTGTAAAAAATACGGACAACCAACCTGATTGCCCCATGAGGATAAGCCTCTCCCTCATCCGTTTCGACTGAAATCACTTGTGTGTTTGAAGCATATCCATTCCGAGTTCTGTCGTCATCTAATGTCGTTTCGACGCCTGTGATCAATTCATTGCGCTTGGTATCAACATTTAACGATGTTCCTTTGACATATCCAATTATCACATAATCAATCGTTCCTGATCGCTGTGCTGTACTCCCGCCACAAGACGTATCCTCCCTGCTCTCCGATCCTGTTGAAATCCACAGTGCAGGGAATTGTGCATCTGAAAGTTCTTCGACATCAAATGGCTCTCTCGTAATCTTCTTCAGTGTCGGACTACTCATTGCTGTTAGCTGAGTGATAACATCCGCTGCAATGTTCTCTCTTCTGCTCATATCAAGTCAAAAAACTCATTTTCAAATTCAAGTGCGACCTGTTCCCTTTCTTTCTCATTCAAAGTGAAGAAAGGTCTGGACTTCTCATTCCAGATCGCCTTGTTTGTCTCCTCTTTGCGGGCAAAATAAATCCTGCCGACTTGTTTTCTGTAGCCTGTTGTCATACTCCCAAGCATCCGCCCGTGCAAATTCAAATTTGGATGTGACGGATGGCCATGTTCTGTTTTCCATTGCTTATAGCGTGGAGAGTAAGGCTTGAATAGTTTGCCATCAACCGATATCCCCTTGCTTGTGCGCTCCTTGATGAGAAACATCCCCAAGATGGTTGCAACACCCATCGCCTTTTCCGTTGCTTCAGGGAACTTTTTAACGGTTTCACGCAGGCCAGAACGGTCTACAATATTGACAGAAGCGTACATGACCCCCTCATCTGAATAACCGACCATGATGCACAGGCCGTTTTTCCGATACAGAAATACTTGAATCCTCATTAGCATCATATTCAACGCCATCACGGATGACAGAATCAAGCTCATCAAAGTAAGCAGAGCGGTAGTGATCCATCATGTTCTGGAATTTGTCTTGGTCGGTAGAGGTATTCCACTTGGTAAGCTGTGGCAGTGCATACCACCCAAGCACCCGAAAGGCACAAGCTCTTGCAAATTGACTTTCTGTCAAGAGGTCTTTATCCATCTCCTCTGCTGAATACCCTGTTTTCGGATACCAGACACTACGCAGTTCACGCTCAATATCCGCTTGAGCTTTTGCGTGATAAGAGGTGAAGGCTGATATCCCGTAGCCAAGGATATCCGGTTGATAGGTCGTAAGATCACTATCAGATGACATAGCCATATCATTTCCCCCTAAAGGTAGGGGCTAAATACCCCTACCCTTGTCAGGTTAGCTTTTAGAGGGCTGCGTCAAACAACATCTCAACGCCAGCACCGTCCTGCAACTCGCTTACGCCATAACAGGCTGTTGCATTGAGTTCCCATGCGCGGAGTGATGCGTTCCTTTCCGGCTCGATCTTGATATCCCACTTGATTGCAAGACCTAATGCTTCGGGAACGAATATCGCCCCTTTTGCGTCGTCTGACCCATCAATCGTGATATTAGCCGACTCGAAAACATTAACGCCAGTGATTTGACCAACGTATCCGTTTTGCATGGTTTCGTTTTGCACAACACCGGCATTGGGATTGACAAATGTATTTGTCAGATTGGCCTTTAGCTGATATGCCTGATACGGATGGATTACCATTGTCGGCGTTCCGGTGAACTTATTCGCCCGTAAGGTAGCCGCACCCTGTGCAACGTATGCTGCTGTGATTTCTGTTCCTGCACTGCCGAGTGATGTTGAAAAACCATCAAACAGTGCGATCAGGTCTGTATCCATCTTTTTTGCTACTGCTTCACCGATCACCCTGCCAAGATCACCTGCAACATCTCTGGAAGTTGACTTCGCCATCAAGTCGGTCAGAACTGCCTGAACACCAGCTTCAGCAACAGTGATTGTCTTGACAGAACTTGTTACCTCTGTTGCCGACATATCCGTACCCTCAGTCAGTGCGGCGGCAGATGGTTCTGAATAGACAGGAACTTGCAGTGTTGTGGAGGGGTCATTGCTCATGTCATATGTGGTGACGAGATTTCGTACCAATGACTTTTCTTGAGCGGTGTAGATTGCTTCCTTTACAATGTTTGCGAACAAATCATTTAGGGAAGTGGTTGTCGTTTCGTTAGCCATTACTTTTATTCCTCAAATTAGATTTACCCAATATGGGTTTTGCCAACCGTGCCTCGACCTATCGACTGACGATGCTCACGGTACTCTTCTATAGTCATATCAGCCACCGATTTTTGCTTCAGCGTCGAGCCACCTGCATTTCCGGTTGATCCGGTTCCACCTCCACTTGCTTTTACAAAGTGCGGTGATGCAGTGAGAAATTCTGAGACCAAATCACTAGGTTTCATTGAGTCTCCGTTGTCAGTATAGCGGGCGTTTCCATTTCCGTCAACGACCTCTGCCTTCCCATCTTCGCCCAAGCGAACCTGAGAGCGCAAAAGCGTAGAAACCTGATCTGGAGCAATAGCCCCCAATTTGGATGCTGATGTGATCAAAGCCTCATCAATTTCTTTCAAGATGATGCGGTTCAGTAGATCAGCTATCTCAGCATCTTTCTTTTCTACCGTGGATTTCAATATCTTTTCAAACTCGCCTTTTTTCTTCATCTCCTCCGCTTCTCGTTCTTCAGCATCTTTTTTCCACTGAGAATATTGCTCTATGTCAATCCCAGCGTACATCTTTTCGTATTTTTTCCGCATCCTCCCGCCTTGAGCATCTAGTTGTTTCTTCATCTCCTCCTGCGTAAATTCCTTCTCCTGCTCTTTTTCTTCTTCCTGAGTTTTGCTCTCACTTAGTTCCAGTTCTTCTGTCATGATGTTTCTCCCACCCATTCGGGCTTAACGGCTTGCCAGTGATGACGACAGTTATAGCCGCCCTTGACGATTAGAGGATCACCGGGCTTCATACCGGCACGATTTGAAAATGTTGACCATCTTGAACGCATTTCTTCTTTGGTAAAGACCTTGCCAACCATCGCACGACAGATTGGCCGGGAGTCTGCCATCAATGATCCATAATATTTGTAGTGACTCAATCCTGCCGCCTCTGCTTTGTGTGCATTGAAAGCCGCATCAAACTCCATCAGCGAATCATGCGCGTATGCCTTGGCGTATTTCCTGAGATTGCCCCCGACTTTATCTCTCGCATAAACAATGTGCAAACGATTTATTGCCGACTTTGCCTGACTTGGTGTTCCATTTTGAGCAATATTGACTAGCTTTTCTATTTCTGAATCATCAGAACGGATATAAACCCCATTGATTTTCTGCCTTAACTCCCGCTCATAATCCTCAAATGATCTGCCAGCCAGCGCATTTTGGTAGACATTTTTTGATATATCCTCAAGAAAAGTAGCCCCAATCTCCTCATACCCTGAGAATGTCATTTTTTGCAGTCCAGATATAACATCCCTGTCGACATCTGTTAGGCTTGCAATGTCTGCTGGAAGCGGTAGCTGACCGAATGATTTAAGAATTGCTCCTGCCGCCTTGTCATAACCTTTAGTTGTTTGACGCGCCCATGCCACATAGTGCTCATCAATGGTCTGCTTTAGCTCACGGCGCATTTCAATTGCCGCCCTTGCATCGACGACATTCCCTTCCCGAACTTTTTTAACAACATCATCTTCCAACGATTGCAGGGCATGATCAAGATTTCTGTCATTAAGCTCCATCAGCCTTTCAACTGTCTGCTCTCGTTGAGTGCTGATTTTTTCTAAGTTCAAACTGAGCTATCAACCTTTGTGTTTTCGGGTTCCATGAACGTATCACCATCTGGTGTCAACTCCAACCCCAGTTGTGTTCTGACCTCATTCTTCGTAACCACTCCACCATCCATATGATATCCAAATATCTCTTTTGTTGATTGCGTACTAAACTCTCCTTCCGCTATCTCTTTAATAATCGGCTCAATCTTTCCATCATCAATGACCAATCGAGCTATCTGTGAATCAATCTCCTTGATGAATAATTGACTTGGCACTCCACTTGCCTTGGCTGTTTGCAAAAACATCAAGTCTGCTTCATGATCCCGAATATCAAATGAATCCGGGTAATCAACTATTATTTCGTCATTTGTATTCTGCCAGATATTGAACAACTTCCAAATCTGTTCTTCTGCCAATTCAAGCAGGTCTGCTTTCTCACTCAATCGGGTATTCAACAACTGGAACTCTGTCTGGAGGGCCACCCCTGATTTTGCCTGTTTTTCCGTAGCACGAACCCCGCCCATATGTGAAATCTTGTTAATGCTCTCAACCTTTGAATCAATTGATTGTTGAACACCTTGAAGTGATCCAGAGGATGGCTGAAGCAGAAATGGCCTTAATCCTGCGTCCATGTCATCACTCATTGTGACAATCCCACCAGCACCCGCACTTGCATCAGTGCTTTCTGTTTTGGCCAGCGATGGGTGGTTAGTGATTCGGATGAGTTGTTCAACTTCCGATAGCTCAGAATAAATGGCTTTCTGGAAATCAGCTATATCAGTGATGTCTGATATACCC